AAGGTAAGAGGCGCCCCAATAAACTGTAAGCTGTAGAGCGCAACGTCAGTCCATATCAGAGTTTCTTGTCTAGCCCGCAAGCCACCAATGATTTGTGAGCCTGCAGAGCATCGTAAAGAGCCGGCTGTGTTTGTGGCTGTTGGAAACCACTCAGCAGGATTCTCTTGGTCAGAGAAAGCAACAAGAAGCGGATCTATAGTGCCCGTGCGCGCCGTTGCTGCATCGTTGATTGGGTCTGCGCCAAGGGCAATCACATGTCGATCTACATCAGATACAAGAACTTGCAAAGCTGCCGTCGGCGTAAAGTTTGCGCCAGAAAGCGCAGATATATTTACGGCTCGATCAGTGCCTAATGTTTTTGCACTCGTGTCCCAGTAGTAAATACCGCCTGCTCGCACGTTTGATATCAAATCTTCACCGAAGCTATCCATAGACCACAAGCGAAGTTGATTCAAGGCACTCAAAGAGCTTGATGAACCCCATGTTCCTGCGCCCCATGTGCCAGCACCCCAACCTGTGCCGGCAACAAATACATCAAGGCCCACGTTGATTTGGTATGCACCTACTACAGAGCTACCGCCGTTGCCACTATCGCTGCTGTTGGCGGTGACAGTTGTGCCAGAGGTGTCTTTTGCTGTTATCACATATACGCTGGTGCTAGTGATCGAATCAATCTCATACTCTTGATTAAGCACTGCTGCAGTTACGTTACCGCCCAGAGAAGAAGCGCCACTAAAAGTAACAAAGTCTCCTTTAGCCGCACCGTGAGCAGTGTCAGTTACGTTGATTGAGCTAGACCCGTCACTCGCTCCAAAGGTCACATCACCTGCAGATGTGGTGGATCGTATAGGGGTGATGTCGTTGTAGTTTGCACCAGACTGTATGTAGAGCTTTGATCGAGTGCCAAGGCCGAGAAGCTTGGTGCCATCTAAAGAGGTCCAACCAAAGAGTTTTCTGCCAGTGCCCTCAAAAGAAGCAGTGATAAATTTTACCCAGCCACCTATCTTTTCAGGCAAGCCTTTTCGGAATCGAACAAGATTGCCATCAAACCATCCACCTTCAGCGGTGTAGTCTGTGCCCTCTTTGTTGATGCCAGGGTTGAATATGTATTTCTGCAAAGGCATTACTGATACTCACCGTCGCGGATCATTTCAGTAACTCTAATAGCGCGAGTGCCTACTTGCTGCGCCCACTTGCTATCCATGAACTCATCAGCTGCAACATCGAACTGTTCCCTGCTCATGGCAGTCAAAGCGTTTGTAAAACCACGCAGTTTGGTAAGACCAAGATTAAAACAAATATCGACCATCGCATCGCGCCTAGCCTCATTTAGTCCACCGAACCAAAAATAAGTGTCTTGTAGCTCTTCTGTCACTCGCTTAATATCGTTCTCCAGAAGATAGTCTATCTCGTCATCAGACAATCCTAGGCCAGACTCAGAGATGTTTCTGCCTACGCCTATCGTTTCGTAGCCAGCAGAGCACAAGTAAACCTTTGACTTTACACCTTCATGACGCTTGATCATTTCGACTAGCTTACTCATTACTTTTCTCGCGCTACCTTATTGACCTTTTCGTAGCTACGCATCGCACCAAGGCCCAACATGCCCATCATCACAGGAACCAGAAGCGTCGTATCCACTTCTGGCACTGCTACCCATATACCTAATATGTTAACGATGATGGTGTTGTAGAGCAGGCCAAACGCACAGATCCATCCAATGCAGGGGCGCCATCCCCCGATAAACAACGAGCCTGTGGCGGCTTCTGCTTTGTTTATTTCTAGCTGAGCCAACATCGCTTCTTGCGAATGTTTTTCGCTCATGGTTGCTATCTCATGAGCGAGCTTTGCCTTTTGGTCTTTGTCTTCTATGAATTTATCTAGCAGTCCCGTTACTGGACCCACCAATGAAGCAACTATGCTCATCTACTATTCCCTCTGTTTGACCATGCTTGCGCTCCGAAGAACGCAGCCAATATACCTGCGACTGAAACAAAGTAGACTGAGGCCATATCTCCCAGAATACTTGCTGCCTGCACTAGGCCAGCCCAACTACTTACTACTACCAGGGAGGGGTACAAAAGCATGCCCCATAGAGCAAACCAACTCATACTGCGCTGAGCCTGCGCTCTTTCATTGCTGATCTTTAGTTCTTGCAGTTCCTTGCTAGTCTCTAGCTCGTCATCAGTAACAACACCATCACCATCGGTATCATACTGATTGTAATCTGATCCAGGCTCTAGTTTCTTTGCTGCCATATCAGTCATAGAATGGTGTGTTTGGCGGTACTTTAACAGGGATACAATAAGCTGTAATGTTCTCTTGATTGTTCAAGCGCCTGCCCTCTATAGGCTTGATCGTTCCCTGTTCCAACCAATAAGCAAACTGATTGCACCTGTGAATGTTGCGGAAGTGAAATCTACCTGCGACTTGCTCGCCTTCGACCAGCATGACAAGCAGAAACGCCATAATCATCCGAAGGCTTTCAGAATCAAGACAAAGATCAGGACTGCGATGCCGCCTCCAATAATAAGAGTCGTGCCGCCAACAAGAAGTTGTTGAATGAGGATTTGTTTTTCGCGCTTACGTTTCGCCATTAGCCTCGCGTGTGCCCTCCTGTCTTGTTCCTGCTGCCTAATCGCCTGGTCATAATCCTCTAACAACTTAGGGTCTGCGACTAGAAGCAAATCTCTCAAATCTTTTTGGTATCGCTCTTGGTTCCTACGAAGCATTTGCAGCTTGAGGATGTCATTCTTTGAGAGCGCGTTGAACGTCGAGCTTTTACGTTGTACCTCAAAATTGTTAAGAGCTTCTCCGAAATCAGACACTAAAGCCATTGCCTGTTGGACGTTGGCTTTGCCTTCATTGACGTTTTGTATCACCGAATTGATCTGCTGAAGAAGCATCCCGGCGGCTGCAACAGACTCGATAATCATGGTTTACCCCATAAAGAACTGAGGCAACGCAGCCGCTGCAATCAGCGCATACAGTCCGTAGATAAGGTGTTCTAGGTGTTTGAACTTCGCGGAACCTTCTGCAAGACGTTCTTCGATACGCTGATAACGCAAAGCACACTCACGCTCATGGGCGTTGACTTCGTTCAATGCTTTTTCACCTGCGTCACTCATACCGATATGTTAACTCTTTGGCTTGGCGCTAATTGTTGCGCCTCAACCCTGTTACCTTCTTTCGTATAGATTGTCGGTATTATTGTTTCTACCGCTTCGCGCACAGTCTCGCCCTCAGCGCCCGTTCTTAACCGCTCCTGCTTTTGCACAGCGACTTGCTTCCAAGAAATCTGCGCTGTGTCATTAATGCCTATTTCCATCTTGTGATCCCTCGACAGGAAAACAATTTATATTGGCGGCTACTGTCCTTCGCTCGCCTTCCCCTTGAAACGGGTAGACCATGTGCTGCATCCAACTCGGAAACATATATAGCCTACCCACTTGCGGCCTAACCACGACGTTCTGAGTGGGCTTGAGCCGTTCTCTATCCCATGTGCTACTCTGTCCGTAGTTGAAGCAGAGACAGCCATCGCTTTCGCCAGAAGCATTATACAACCCGTACTCTTGCGACCCCGGCCTTGGCCCTTGGACAATCTGTGGTGGCACCTTCGTCCACGTTGTGCAGCTAATACCCATGATAGTCTTTGTACCGTGGTCATGGATTGGGTTGTAGTCACCTTCGTAACTATGCACAGACCATAACTCATCCATCTCGACGTTTCTGTTGCCGTCCAGCAACTGACCAGACTGGGCCATGAACTGGTTAATATAAGTCACGCCCATCTCACACAAGAACCTAGAAAACGGAGCCAGCCTTGGATCTTCGTGATCCATCACTAGCTGCTCGCCTGTTTTTATCTGGCCTACCAGCGTATGCGCTGCGCTGACTTTATCGTCTTGCGTCACTAGCTCATCAAGATAGTCATTGCACGACTCAACAAACTCTGTCGGGATGTCCAGTTCCATCAGAAAAACTGACGGAAGCGGGTGCATCTGAAACTGAATCTCAGCCATTTATAGCTTCAACAGCAGCTTCTTCCTCGCCCTCCTCTGGCTCTTCTTCGGGTTCAACCAACTGAGCGTCAGCTTGCACTTTGATTTTCATCATCAAGGGCCATGTCCCGCTCTTGCTAGGCATATCGCCCAGTATCGCTAGGATTGCGTTGATCTCGTTTTCTTCTAGGTTGATTTGCACGGTCTATTTTTCCTTATGGCTTGTATGCTTTTGCGGCTGCTACGGCAGAGTCGATGGCGGTAAAGTCTTCTGACCCCCAGTCACCGAGCGCCTTGCCGTATTCTAGATAACCCGCACTGCGCAGTACACGCTCCTGCTTTTCAGCATTCGTCATGTCGTTGCAAAACT